TTCGTCTTCATCGTCGTCAAACCTGAAGAAAATCCTGTTGACAAAGCAGTTGCATCTATCAAGAAAGCAGAAGGACAGAAACCAGTAAGTGGTGATGCCCAACAAAAGAATGCTGGTAAGGCAGAGAAGCAACCTAAACTTGCAAAAGTTTCAGAAGATCAAGAAGAATCTAAAGACGTAGTTAAATCTACTAAAATGGAATCTATCAAAGCTATCGTCAACAACATGAAGGAAATGACTAAGGAAGAACTTCAATCACACTTCGGTTCTATATCAGAAGAAGAAGTTGACGAGACCTTGACTAAAGCAGAAGTAGCTAGAAAAATAGTTGAATCACTAAAAGAAATGGACGAAGAAGCTGTATCAGCATTTGCTGAGAAGTTCAACTTTGAAAAAGGTAGTGACGAAGATGAAGACGAAGATAAGAAAGAAAAAGGAGTTAAAGAAGAATTAACTGCTGAGCTCGAAGCGAATCTAATCGAGATTGAAGTAGAAGACGACCTATCTAAAATCTCAGAAGCATTAGACTTATCAGATGAAAATGCTGATAAAGCAAGAACTATATTCAAAGCTGCAGTAACTTCAAAAGTTGCAGAAATTAAAGAGTCCCTAGAGACTCAATATTCAGAAGAATTAAAATCCTCAGTGGAAAAAATCAAAGGCGACCTTTCGGAAGCAGTTGATAAATATCTTTCATATGTTGCAGAAGAGTGGTCGAAAGAAAACGAACTTGCAATAGAAAGAGGATTGAGAGCAGAGATGACAGAAAACTTCATCGATGGTTTGAAAACATTGTTCACAGAACATTATGTTGACGTGCCAGAAGATAAGTATAACGTTATCGATGAACTCGCAAATCGTCTCGACGAGATGGAGCAAAAACTTGATGGTGAAGTCAATAGAAATATGGACATCACAGAAGAGTTAGGTGCCCTCAAGAGAAGTAACGTGGTTGCTGAAGCTGGAAACAGTTTAACAGAATCACAAAAAGAGAAGCTAGAATCACTATCCCTTGGTGTAGACTTTAAAGATGAGGCAGACTTCGCTGAGAAGATTGCTGAAATCGCTGAAGCTTATTTCCCAAGTGACATTGATAAACTAGTTGAGGATACTATTGTTGAAGAAGGAACTGGAGTCATCTCTGAGAAATCAGAAGAAGTTAGACTTGCACCCGACATGGCAAAGTATACTCAAGCAATAACAAAACTAAAACCATTAGGTTAATTTAAAGGAAAAATTATGTTTTTATCAGAAAACTTACAAGAGAAGTGGCAGCCGATTCTAGAACACTCCGATCTTCCAAAGATCGAAGATAGCTACAAGCGTGCCGTTACTGCTGTTATTCTTGAAAACCAAGAGAAGGCTCTTTTCGAAGAAGGCCAATCACTTGAAGAAGCAGCACCTTTAAATGCTACTGGAAGTTCTGCTGTATCTAACTGGAATCCAATCTTGATTTCACTAGTACGTAGAGCTATGCCAAATCTCGTTGCATACGACATTTGTGGTGTTCAACCAATGACTGGCCCAACAGGGCTTATCTTTGCTATGAAAGCAAGATACAATGACTATTCTACTGCTGGTAGAGAAAACAAAACTGAAGCTTTATTTAATGAAGCTCAGACAGAGTATTCTTCTGACAGTCAGAACGTCAGTACAGACATGGTCACACAAAATGCAAACCCATTCGAGTCTAACTATGCTACGCATACAAAGACTGGAATGACTACAGCTGACGCTGAAGCATTAGGTGACGTTGAAGCATCAAACGGTTTCGCTCAAATGGCATTCACCATTGAGAAAGCAACTGTTACTGCAAAATCCAGAGCATTAAAAGCTGAGTACACACTCGAATTAGCACAAGACCTCAAAGCAATCCACGGTCTTGATGCAGAATCAGAACTTGCGAATATTCTTTCATCAGAAATTCTTGCGGAAATCAACAGAGAAGTTATCAGAAATGTTAACATTCAAGGAAAACTTGGAGCTGCAGACACTGCGGTTGCAGGAACTTTCAATCTCGACGTTGATGCAAACGGAAGATGGTCTGTGGAAAAATTCAAAGGACTATTGTTCCAAATAGAAAGAGAGTCAAATAAGATCGCTAAAGAAACACGTAGAGGTAAAGGTAACTTTATTCTATGTTCTTCTGACGTAGCATCTGCTCTATCTATGGCAGGAGTGCTTGATTATGCACCTGCTTTATCTACATCTCTAAACGTTGATGACACTGGCAATACATTTGCTGGTATCTTAAACGGAAGAGTTAAAGTATACGTCGACCCATATGCTGGGACTGACTACTTGACTGTAGGTTACAGAGGTTCAAATCCTTATGACGCTGGTATGTTCTACTGCCCTTACGTTCCATTACAAATGGTTCGTGCTGTCGGTGAGAATACGTTCCAACCAAAAATTGGTTTCAAAACCCGTTATGGTATGGTTTCTAATCCTTTTGTTGGCACAAGTGCTGCAAACGGAATGGCAACTGCTGGAACTAACCAGTATTACAGAAAATTCAAAGTTACTAATATTCTGTAAGAACTTCGGTTCTCATTCCTTAATTGGAATACTAAAAGGGACTCTAACGAGTCCCTTTTTTTTTGCTCTCAGATAAGCGAAACCCCG